ATGCCCTGGCTACTGCTGCCAACATCACGCTGGCCGAGGCCGTGGAGCGCCTGACCATCGCGCGTCTGGAAGACCAGTTGCAGATGGCCCGCATGGGCACGGAGTCGCAGGCCACCATCGATGCGCTGGAGCGCGAACTGGCCGCGCGCAAGGAGCTGCTGGGCGTGCTGCAGCAGAAGGGATTCCGCGAGGGCAACAAGAAGGCCGCGGACGAAGCGGCGAAGGACTGGGACAAGACCGCCCAGACCATCAGCCGCACGCTGTCCGACTACATCATGGCCGGCGGCAAGGACGCAGCGCAGTACCTCAAGCGGCTGTTTGCCACGCTGGTGCTTGAGCCCATCGTGCAGTACGGCGTCAGCTCGCTGCTGGGTATAGGTGGCCAGGCTGCCAGCGTTGCCAGCGGCGGACTCAACCCGCTGGGCGTGCTCAGCGGCGGAAAGTCTGCCATGGGCCTGTTTGGCGGCGGCGCCGGCGCGGGCTTCATGAACGGCCTGGGCGCCTGGGGCAGCGGCGGCAGCGTCACGGGCGTGCTGTCGAATCCGGGCCTGTACACGGGTGCGGAGCTGCTGGGAACAGTGGCGCCAATCCTGCTGGGCGGGCTGGCGATCATGAAAATTCTGTCCGGCGACTGGTTTGGCTCTCGCGGCCCGAACCACTCTGGCGGCGTGGCCTCCACGGCGACGACCGACCGTGACCTGGCTGCGCGCCAGGCGCTGGGGACGGACGCGTGGGGTAACACCCTGGGCGACTTCACCAGCCGCAAGAACGAGGCCATCGACAAGCAGCTTGACACCACGGTGAAGGGCATGCTCGACATGTACAAGGCGTTGGCCAAGATCGGCGGCGTGACGGCGCGAGAGGTTGACATCGCTGCCGGGTTCTCCACGAACCCCAAGCACGGCGATGAAGGGGCGATGGGCTTCTTCCAGATCATCGACAAGCTCACGGGAGAGGTGCTCACGAAGTACAAGGACCGCGAGCTCGATGCTGATCCGCAGAAGGCTTGGGCGCAGTTCGTCGGCGACATGGGTGGCGCGCTCGTGGCCGAAATCAAGAAGGGGGACATTCCGGGCTGGATGCGCGAAGAGCTGGATGCGCTTGGCGAGGATGTGAGTGTCGAAGGCCTGACTGCGGCAATCCAAAAGATTGCCGTGATCGATGCTTCCTTCAAGAGCTGGGCCAATACCCTGGTCGGCTTCAACGACCTGAACGCCAAGGCGCAGACGGCACTGCTCAAGACCTCGGGCGGCATTGAGGCGCTGACAGGCAACATCAACGCCTTCTACGCCGGCTTCTACAGCGAAGCCGAGCGCGCCGAGATCCTGCAGCGACAAGTCCGCGAGCAGCTCAAGGGCCTGGGCGTGGACATCGATCCCGCCGGCGGCGAGGCCGCGAAAAAAGCCTTCAGGAAGCTCATCGAAGACGCGCTCGCATCGGGCAATGCCGAGCTCGCTGCCAAGCTGCTCGCGCTCGCGCAGCTGTTCGGCGTGGCTGCGGACGCGGCTCAGAAGGCTGCGGAAACTGCGGCGGATGCGGCGAAGACGGCAGCTGACGAAGCGGCGCGCGCACTGGAGGAGGCCAAGCAGAAGGCCAAGGACACGGCTGTCGCGAACTTCGAGGCGGCGGTGGCCCGTGAGCAGGAGTACTGGCAGCGGATCGTGACGGACTCGCAGGCCGCAGTGCAGGCGATCTCCAGCATCCTGACGCCGCTGAAGCAGAACGCGAAGGAGCTCTTCGGGAGCATCGACGCTGCCCAGCAGATGCAGGCCGCAGCGGGGATGGTGTACATCGAGCAGGCCCTCGCGGGCGTGCGCGGCGGCGCCAAGCTCTCCAGCTTCGACGGGCTCACGGACGCGATCAGCGCGGCGCGCGGCGGCGTCACATCGGGCCGCTACGCATCGCAGTTTGAAAGGGACCGCGACGCCCTGGTGCTTGCCAACCAGCTCAGCCAGATCGCTGGATACGGCGATTTGCAGCTCAGCGTGGAGGAAAGGCAGCTCAAGAACTCGCAAGAGCAATTGACGCGCCTGGACAAGACGCTCAGCTACTGGCGCGACCAGTTGGACGACAACAAGGCTCAGATCGATGCCACGTTGAGCGTCGAGCAGGCGATTGAAGCGCTCAAGAAGCTGATGTTCCCGGACAAGCCTGGGGGTACTGGCAGCGAGACAGGCAAGGGGTCTTACACGGGCGCCGACCTTGGCGGTGGCGGCACTGGCCCTGGCGCCACGCCTCCAGATGCCAAGTACCAGCGACCAGCTCCTGATGGCTCCGGGGGGGTGATCTACAACCCTGTGATTGATGCGGCTGAGATAGCGAAGCTGGACGGGCTTTCCGGCCTGTACCACTCGTTCGACGGCACCGGCAACCTGAGAGGGCTGCTGGAGGCGATCAAGGCCGCTGGAGGCACGCTGTCGGATCTCTCTGCGCTGTCTGGGCTCTACGAGTCCGACTGGCGCCGGGCGGCTGAGAGCGTGGATATCCCAGCTTTTGCCGTCGGCACAAACTACGTGCCGCGCGACATGCTGGCCCAGATCCACGAGGGCGAGGCCATCGTGCCCAAGGCGTTCAACCCGTGGGCAGGCAGCGCCTCGGGAACCAACACCAATGTGCGGCTTGAGGCTCTTGTCTCGCAACTCGTTGCCGACAACCGCGCTCAGGCCGGTCAGATCGTGCGGCTGCAGGGGCAGATCGCGAAGCTGTTGCAGCGTTGGGATGGCGATGGACTGCCGGGACAACGAAAAGAAGAGGTGACCACATGAACCAGTTGAGCGTCGTGAAGCCGCTCGTTGTCACGCCCGCGATGCTCGTGAGCACGGATGTGCCTGAGGCCGACTATCCAGAGTGGGCCTCAGGCACAGCCTACGCCAAGGGTGCGCGTGTCATCGTGGCCGCGCAGCACAAGGTCTACCAGAGCACGGCGGACGCTAACACCGGCAACAACCCAGCGATTCCCGTGGCAGAGCCGAATTGGCTGGAAGTGGGGCCAACAAACCGGTGGAAGGTGTTCGACTCCTCGAACTCGACCCAAACGGCGCAGGCAAACAAGATCACGTACCGCTTGCGTCCTGGTCAGTCGGTGCCCGCCTTGGGCGTGCTCAACATCCGGGCCGGCGTTGAGATCAAGGTCACTGTCTTTGATGCCGGGGGAGTGCAGATCACGCAGCGTGTTGTTCGCTTGGCGCGCTACCCCGTCTCACCGTCCTGGTGGACCTGGTATTTCGGCGAGAAGCGCGCGCCGACGCAGGCGCTCATCACCGATCTGCCCTCTTATCCGACTGGGGAGATCCTCATCGAGATCACGGGCACTGCTCAGTTGGCTGTGGGCGTGATCCTGCTCGGCAACGTCCGCCGCTTCGCTCTGGGCGTCAGAGCCGGTGCGCGTGTGGGAATCCAAGACTACTCGCGGAAAGAGCGTACGGAGTTCGGCGACACGGTGCTGGTGGAGCGCGCTTTCGCAAAGAGGGCGTCGCTGCAACTGCTGCTCACGGCATCTGAAGTGGACGCGCTCAACGACTTCATGGCCGAAGTGCGAGCGACGGCGTGCCTTTGGATCGGCTCCAGCCGCTACGAATCGACCACGGTCTACGGGTTCTACAAGAGCTTCGAGATCGCAATTACCTACTACGACTACTCCGACTGCGAGTTGGAGCTTGAGGGCCTGACATGACCGACATCATTGCACCACCGACCATTTCGGCATTCCCGCCCGCGCCGCAGCCCACGGACACGCCCACCGAGTTCGACACCAAGGCATTTGCCAAAGTCAATGCAGACGTGGCATTCGTCCCCCAAGCCAATGCGCTGGCGGCCAACGTCTTCAACAATGCCACCGCGGCACAAGAGCGAGCGAGCGCGGCTGCAGGAAGTGCCTCAGTTGCTTCTGGAAGCGCTGGCTCAGCCTCCAGCAGCGCGAGTGCGGCGAGTGGAAGTGCATCTGCGGCTGCCGGCAGCGCATCGAGCGCATCGACATCTGCGGGCAATGCCGCCGCAAGCTACACCAGCATGCAGAAGCTGTACCTGGGCCCGAAGTCTTCGCCCCCAACGACGGACAACCAGGGCGGGGCGTTGGCTCTGGGCGCTTGGTATGTCAATACGGCCCTGGGTAGCTGGTTCTGGTGGAACGGCTCCAATTGGGTGCTCGGCATGTCTGACGTGTCGGGATCGTTTGTGCCCCTGGCGGGTGGCGTCAACATGTCGGGATTTCTTGGCGTGCCAGCTGGCGCAACCGGCAACAGTGCGCCACGGGTAAGCGAGGTTTTCAAGAAGGCGCCTGATGCGTTTGGCAAAGCCAAGCCCATGGGCGAGCTTGACGTGGGGTTCGCCCTGTTCACGACGACCTCGGGCCGCGGCGGGGACTGGCCGCCGGAAACCTACGACGATCCGAACCAGGCGTGGCTTGTCGAGACGACGGGCGGTGCCGGCCGGGCTAAGCAGGTTGCGACGCAGTTGCTCACGACAACGCCCATGACTTCGACCACTGGGCGCATCCAAGGAAGCACCTGGCAGCGTTCTCTGGAGGGAACAATCTGGGGCGCCTGGGACCGCGTGATTACCGCTCGGACTGCAATGGACCAGCAGGTGACCATCAATGTGCCAGCCGGCACAACGACGTACACCCTCGACCCGGGGTTGGGTGGCTCGCACGTTGTAACGATCAACGGAACCTGCACCTTCAATCTGCCCGCTGGCCGCCAATACGGCGACCAGGTGACCCTTGATGTAATAAGCGCTGGAGGCGTCCGGTCGATTGGTTTCTCGGCAAATGTCACTCTTCCCAAAGACGGCACTGGTGCCAATCTTCCATTCCCGACATACGTTGCAGGTAGTGTCGTATCCTTTGTGTGCCGCTGCATCCGTGTAAACAGCTGGGAATGCTATTACGCAGGAGTGCATTAAATGCTTTGCCACAATTTGCTTTCTGCGTGCGGCCAACGCCAGATCCTTGTGACAATAGCCGCAAGCGTGCGGGCTCCAAATATCGCCGCACTCGCTACCGCACAAGGTTGGAACGGATCTCAGCTTATCCAAGTCACGATTAACTCAGGAGTGGACGTTGCCGCTCTGAGCATCAGTGGGATCGGTGCAAACCTGCTCCACATCATCAATAACGGAAGGATCGGCGGGATTCGCGGAATCGGCAACGGTGACACTGGAGGAACTGGCCTCTACACTCGCACGCCCATCCGAATCACAAACAACGGCACCATTTTCGGGGCTGGTGGCAGCGGCGGCCGGGGGGAGGGTGCCGCATTCTCTAAGAACGGCACTTACGGCGAGGCAACTGGAGGCTATGGCGGCTTTGGTGCCGGATTCCGTGACCAAGCATCTCCAGTGGTTTTTGATGCAGCTGCGGCCGGTGGGCCTGGCATGAGCATCCAATACGACGGCGCTATTGGTGGCGGGCAGGAAAGGCCATACGCCAACAGTGTTGGTGGAGGCACCGGTGGTGCAATTGGGCAGAACGGGACTGCAGGCAGTAGCGGAGCGAGTTACGGCGGGAGCTACGACGGCGGAAGCATTATTCCAGGGCAATCTGGCGGACTTGCAGGCTATTACGTCGATGGCAATGCATATATCACCTGGCTCGTAGCTGGGACTCGGCTCGGCCGCGTTATTTAAGGACCAGCATGTATATCAATATCGAAACCGGGCAATACCCGCTGAGCGTCGCGCAGATCCAAGAGCTTCATCCACTCACGATGATGGCGCAGCACCTGGAGTGCTATGCCCCGGTGGAGCCCACCGACACGCCGACTTACGACGCGGAGACGCACAAGCCTGTCGAGGTCGAGCCCATGCAGGTCGATGGCGTGTGGCGGCAGCAGTGGTCTGTTGTGCCTCTGTCAGCCGAGGAGCTTGCGGAGCTGCAGCGTCAGCGCGAAGAAGCTGCAGCCGCGCTGATTCCGAAGTCCTGCACGCGCCGGCAGGGGCAGCTTGCACTGCTCACCCATGGGGTGCTGGACGATGCCGAAGCTGCCATCGCAGCGATCACGGACCCCGTGCAAAAGCGCGAGGCCCAGATCGAGTACGAGGCGGACACATGGGAGCGTGCAAACCCGTTCCTGCAGCAACTGTGGGCGCAACTCGGCGGCACCCCGCAGTCGCTTGATGAGGCCTTCACGCTCGCTGTGACGCTCTGATCCACCCACCGCTAACCACAACCCGCTTCGGCGGGTTTTTTCATGCCCAACGAGGAGGGGCAATACATGAGCAATGAGAGCCGAGTGCAAGCAGCAATCGAGGCCGCGAAGGCCGCGCCGGCAGTCGCAGGTGCCGCGGCATCCACGCTGACGCTGAATGAATGGGTGGCCATCGCGACCGGGATCTACATCGCGATTCAGGGCCTGTACCTGCTGCGCAAATGGTGGCGCGAAGAGCGACAAAAGGGCGGCTGGCTGGCGGATGCCGGCGAAACAGATATGGGGGCGCTATGAACAACAACCGAGTGCCAGCGGCGGGCCTGGGCATTGGTGCGGCCATACTCGCGGCCTGGATTGCTGCAGAAGGCTTCAGCGCGGCGCCCATCATTCCCGTGCAGGGCGATGTGCCCACCATCGGCCACGGCGCCACGCGCTACGAGGACGGCACGCGCGTGACCATGGCAGATCCGCCCATCTCCCGGGAGCGGGCCCGCGAACTGGCCGTGAACCTGCTGGAGCAGCAGTACGGGGCCTGTGTGCGCGATTCGCTGGGCGACACGCTGGTGCACCAAGTCGAGTTTGCCCAGGCCGTGGACTTCGCTGGCCAGTACGGCTGCGGGGCCTGGCGCGGCTCCTCGATGCTGACGCGCACGCGGGCTGGCGACTATGCCGGCGCCTGCAACGCTTACCTGGCATATCGCTTCATGACCAGCGCCCAGCCCCTGAAGGGCTACAGCGCCTACCAGTGGGGCGCGGGCGGCCGGCCCACTCGGTGGCGCTACGACTGCAGCACGCCGGGCAACAAGGTTTGCCGCGGCGTCTGGACCCGTCAACAGGCGCGGCACGCCGCGTGCATGGAGGCCCAATGAAATCTCTTCTGATCGGACCCGCTGCGGTCCTGGCCGGCTGCACCGTGGTCCCTGCCGGCACAGTGCACCAGGCCTGCCGCGTGGTCGAAATCGCAGCGGCTGAGGCCGAGATGGCGCCGGCTTGGTACATCAGCGCGGGCCAGGTGCTGGAGCGCTGCGGCGCGCCAGAGGCCCGTGAGCGCGCCGAGGCGTCAGCGTGCGCCGCCCGGCGCCGCAATGGCTACAACTGCGTGGGCTCGCCATGATCCCCGCGCTCTACACCCACTTGGCCGCCGCCGGCGCGGCCCTGGCCATCGGTGCAGGCGGCGCCTGGTGGATCCAGGGCCAACGCTATGGCCTGCAGATCGAGCAACTACAGCACCAACAGACCGGCGCCGAACTCAAAACCACGCGCCAAGCCGTCACGGACATGGCCGGATTTCAGAAAGGATTGACCGATGCACTCGCAACCTTCCAGGCCACGGGCCAGCGCAACCAAGCCGCGCAACATGCTCTTGACCGCAGCCTGCGCGAGCTGCGCACTGCTACTGCAGGCATGCGGGGCGACTTTGCAGGCCTCCCCGAGCGGATCGCTGGAGCAGCCCAGCCCGCCCTCGCTCAGTACGCCTCAACCTGCACAGCCGTACTCCAAGAGCTGGCAGACAGAGGTGGACGCATGGCAGAGCGCGGTGCAGACATCGCGCGAGCGGCTGATGGCCACGCCGCTGACGCCGCGCTGATGCGTGATGCGTGGACAGGTTTATCTCGCAAATGAATTGCGGTTAATGTGAGAAAAAAGGCACTTATAAAATGCCTATATTTTAAATTGGGATCTTATCCCCATGAGACTATTGTAAATCAAGAGGGGAATTTTGATTTTGCAATTGAGGAAATTGGCTTTTCAATGAATCTGAAACTGAGGTATGAAATTGCTAGAATGCCGGTGATGCTCAATATGAGGGCATTTTTCTCATCTAAGGAAAACTTGTTGGTAAATCCTATGCAGATGGAAATTATAAGTGGATGAAATAGATAGGTTGAATAAGACCAGTCGCCTAGACGATTGAAGTACTTTAAATTGCTGAAATATCTTTCTTGACTGATTATTGATATGAATATCAAGGCACAGGGTATCCCATTTTGGATAGGATCATGAGAAACCCCTCCTGCTCTATATAGTAAGTAGACGCCAATCAGAAACAGTGTTATCGATGTGATAGTGTTTCCATTTTTATCTTCGGATTTCTGATAGAATGCAGCGATTAAAACGCCCATGTAAAACTCATATATTATGCTTGAGGCATAATGCTGAAATCCTGGAATATACTTTGCGAAAACTGAATTGAGTAGAAAGATTCCTATAAATATAGTGGAAAGTAACCTGCTCTTTCCGAAAAATAATGCAATAAATAATATGAGATAAAATATTACTTCAAAATTTAGCGTCCAACCAACCGTGACTAAAGGGTATATTCCAATTCCTGATGGGTTTGGTGATGGGATAAATAGAAGACTTTTGACAAAAAATTCTAAATCTACTGCGTGAGAGGGTATGAATTTTGGCCAAAAAATAAAAAACAACGCAGTAATGAATGTGCAAAGCCAATAAATTGGGACTATTCGGGCCACTCTATGAATGGCAAAATTCAACGGTGATGCGTCATTTTTTTGTGCGGAATTGTAGATAACAAAACCACTTATAATAAAGAAAATATCTACACCGATGGCGCCATAGTTTGAAAAAAAGGCAAGATATGGAGTTTTTTGACTAAAGCCATGAACGATCTGCACGTAGTGATGAGCCACTACAATCCACGCAGCTATGGCTCGTAGTGTTTGTATGGAATAAAGCACAGTTTTATTTTTAAATTAATTATGGCGGTAATTGGGTTTGTTTTATTTCTATTGATTTACGATCTAACACAAATTTAGAAATAATTCTCATATTATATCAATTTGTATCGATCGCGAGTTGAAGTCAGCGACGACTTGCCGGTGGGCGGTGTGTTTTGGTTTTCGGGATCGAGTGCCATGGGCGGCATTGTGCCGTCAGTCCTCGGGACACATCTCCATGGCCCAGTCCAGCGCCTCGGCGGCCGAGTCGTGCGGGCCCTGGAACGCGCGGATACCGCGCTCGTCATCCCAGAGGGCGCCGGTCCAACGACGGGCAGCAGGGAAGGGCAGGCGGCCGTAATCCACGACGACCGCATACCAGCCCGGCGCCGTGGGCATGCTGCCCCAGATGAGCGAGTCCATGTGGCTCAGCCAGCGGGCTGCTCCAGTTGCGCGGCGCCCTTGCCGACCCAATGCCAGAAGCGGTGGCGCCCGTGGCCATACATCTGCAGCTCGAATGTGATACACACGCGCCCAGCAAGTAGGGTGTCGACTTCACTGGTGACGTACTGCGGCTGCCCACGTCCTGGAACAGGCAGCAGGCGCTGTGCCGCCGACATTTCTTCTCCACGCACCTTGGCGATTACGCCGCGCTCAATGGGGTTTTGCATGGTGGCTCTCAGAAGGGGGCGTTTGACTGGTGCACGGACACGGGGCCAACACCGCTGTAGACCATGTCGCCGTCCGAGTCGTAGACAAGAAACCAGTCGGGATGCAGCTGTTCGATGAAATAGTCCTCCGGCTTGCCCGGCATGACTTTGACTTCGGGTGTGCCGAACCAGCGCGGCATCGTGAGCAACGTGGGGAATTCCTCGTATGTGAGCAACATGGTGGCCCTCCTGGGTGGGGTCAGTAGTCGAACTCGCAGGACCATTCCTGCGCGTGCCATGCTCTGTCGCAGCGCTCCAGTCCGCTGAACTTCATCTTTCCCGCACATGCATAGATCAGCTTGGGCTCGAACAACTGGTTGTTGGCGCTGTCTCCAAGGATGCGCAGCACAGGGATCGTCCGGCGCTGATCAGGCACTGCGTAGTGCTTCAGGTCCAGCTCACCCTTGATGTACTGCAGCGGGCCACGGTGATAGCTGCGTGCGCCCGCCTCGCGGAGGATGGTTACTTTGACTTTCATGGCTGTATAAATATACAGTTATCTGGCAGAGCGAGAAAAGTTAGCATCCACTTATGTGCAATCGATATAACA